CGTTATCAATTCCTTGCGCCGCTTTAATGCCGCAGTGGCGCAAGGTTTACATGCGGCAGAAATCGCACTTGTGGAGGACAAGCTGACATGCAACTGACGTTCTTTCTTGGCGTGCTTGTGGGCGCGGCCGCCGGCCTGACCGCCGCCCGGTTTTTGATCTGGCCGCCCCGCCCGTCTTTTACGCCCTTTGAACCCCCGCCGGCATTGCCGACCGTGACCGCTCGACCTTTAACCCGACTGACTAACCGCAACAGGAGTGTAGAACTATGAGCTTGCAGAAGATGATTTCCGACATTGAAAACGAACGCGCGCACAACGGCGTTCTGGGTGAGACGTTTCAAGAACGGCTGAACGACATCAAGCGCCGCATGGCCGAAGAAATTGACGCTCTGGCAGATGAACTACGAACTGAGATAGCCGCGCGTGACAAGGCCCTCGAGCAAATCATCACGGGAGAACGCCCCAATGCCTGAGAACACGCCCCAATGGCTCTGGTACGCCTTCTTTTTCGGCGGATCGCTCGGCGGCTGGGTGCTGGTTGCCCTGTGTGGTGTCGAGCTTGTGGCTGTCCTGCGTGACTGGCGACGGAAGGCGAGCGGCAAATGATAGTCCTCGCCGCTACCCTCGCCGCCGCCATCGTGGCCGCATGGCTTGACCTTTAGGACTTGACGACCGTCAACCCCGGACCTGCGGCGTGCTCGACCATGCGCCGCAGGTCGCTCTTATTGTAGGACTTGACCATATCAGGCCGCGCCCACAGGTTTTTCTTGGTCTGAAACTCGGTGGACTTGACCGCGCCGAGGTCAATCCATCCGGCTTCTTTCAGACCGTGCAGCAGAGCCGCCTGCGGTATCTTCACGCCACCAGGTGCGCCCTGCTGGAGCGCGCTACACAGCTTGTGGAAGGGCGACGCGATGACACCGGCCGCGAACTCACGCGACGGCTGGAGCACCTGCTCGATGACGTAGCTCTCTGCCATGCTGCGGCCCGTCTCAATCAGGCGCGTGCGGTAGTCCGTCCAAGGCGGCATGGCTTTCGGATTGAACGCTGACACGTCACGATCCGCCAGCCAGCGCCCGACCGCCTGCAAGCCGCCGCCCTTGTACCACTTCCACAGCGCCGCGGCGTCAGCCTTGGCCATCTTGGGCGCGTGTGACCAGATGCAGAACCAGCGCCGATCTTGAGACGGCAGCGACAGCGGCACCGGATCGTTGGTAAAGGCGAGGACGAACAAACGGTTGACCATGTCGTACGGGTGCAGGCCCTTGCGCTCGATGGTCAGCGTATCGGGCGGCGCTGCAATGATGGGCTTCAACTTGTTGGACAGCGCGCGGCGTTCCTTCGCCTCTGGTTCCTTCAACTCGTTCAGGATCAGGATTTCGCTTTCCAAGGCGTAGCCCCAACGGCTGTTAATGCCGTCAGCGTCCACCAGCCCGCGATTGCGCAAGCCTGGCCCGCAGACGCTCCAGATGAACGGATACCACAGCGTATCCTTGCCACAGCCCTCATCGCCACCGTGCAAGATCGCGTGGTTGATCTTCACCTCCGGGTGCTGGAGCTTGTACGCCATGACGTCAAGGACATGCTCGCGCTCGACGTCGTCGGGGATCAGCAGCTTGGCATGGTCGAGCCACGGCGTGACATCCGCGCCACTGGCGACGCCAGACAGGTCAGGCCGGGCATCAACCCAACGGTTGCCATAGACATCGCCGTCACGCGCCACCAGCACGCTCTCGCCCGCGGCATAGGTGACACCGCGCAGCACACGCCCGCCGGCCGCTTGGCGGTTCTCGTCGAAGCAGACGGACGGCTCGATCTGGCGGTTCGTGTGGATCGACTTGCAATCGACGTGACGGAACACCGCGTTGAAGGCGGACCGCGTCATCTCGCAGCGGTCGATCATGTCGAAGTAGGTGCCATCCTCGACGACGTAGGCGAAACGAGTGAACCACTCGCGCTTTGTCAGGCGGCCCAGTTCCTTCCGGTCCACCTCGGCCACGACCTCGGCCGCCACGTCGGGGAACTCCCGCGTCGGCTGGATCGCTTCCGCCACCTTAGCCATGCGCTCAGCGACTAGCTCCTCACGGAAGCCCGGTTGCACTGATGGCCCGTTTTGTTCGCTAACCCATGCAAGGAACGCATTGCTGTCGAGGTGGTCGCAGTGCGCATGATAGCAGCAGAACGCGCGGTTGATCGGTGAGTACCGCGCCTCGATCTGGCCGTCCGTATGCTCGGCATGGTTCGGGCAGACGACGCCGCACCAGCCTTCAGCGTTGACCTGCGAGAGCACCAGCCCTTGATCGGACAGCCAGCGGAGCACGCTGTCTGTGCCGGTGTCGCGGAGCTTGATCCCTTGGATGCTGGCGTTCTCGGCGGGCCCGGGCGTCACGCCCAGACCGGCGCAGATGTCGGCCAGCGTATACTCGCGGCCCGGATGGAACGCGACCAGACGGGCAAGGAAGCCGTCCTTGCCGGGCTTTAGGTTAGGCGAACCTGGCAGGCGGCAGTTGCGCACGGCATTGGTGGCGCCGGGATCGGTATAACCTGCCTCTGCAATGGCGGTGATGGCGGCGACAAACTCGCCCTTGGTTGGCTGTTCGCTGAAGGCGTAGCCCCATTGGAAGTTACCGGGCGACGTCTCGACGACCCACGTCGGCGAAACCGGCGGCTCCTTGGACTTGGTGCCGATGTCGTCAAGCATCATGAAGAGGACATATTCGCAGTTGGCTGCGGAGGCGGACGGCTTGCCATCCGTAAAGCGCTCGGCAATGAAGCAGCCCGTGTTGATGAACCAGCTTTCGCCGTCCTTGCGCCTATGGCTGGGCAGGAACGCGGGCCATGTGAACTTGGGCGTGCCGTCGCGGTGTGTCACCTGCTCGCCGTCACGCATGACGGGCTTCTGGCGCACGATGAGCGCCGTCTCGCCGGTTGGGGCCAGCCCTGTCAGGTATTCCAGAAGGTCGATCATGTTGTTTCCTCGTGTTCTTATTGGGCAGGTCGCGCGTTGGTGGTTAGACTGAGGGCCACCAACGCGCCTATATTTGAGGCCTTGCGGATCACTCGTGTTGCGTGTTTGCCATCCTGTAGACAAAGCTGCCGCAGTACCGCTGCGGCGCCGGATACCAGCACAACGCTGCTATTCATGTTCAGCCCTTTCCGCTACGATGCGAATGAAGTCGCTCTTCTGCGTTTGCGCGCGCGTCGCGCGCTTCTTCAGGCGAATTATACAGACCTATATGCTGCTGTTTGTAGTTTACGAAAATGTATGCTCGCCATTTGCGCCGGGCGGGCATCCAAGATACGCCCTTGTATCCACTTGTGTTATGCTTATGCCTTCGCACATTCTGCATGTTCTGCGCCCGCGTCGCTTCGCGCAGGTTTGATATGCGGTTGTCATTTTTCACTTCGTTGATGTGGTCTATGTCGTTATTTGGCCACTGACCGTAGTGGTACAGCCACGCTAAACGATGCGCCATGTACCGGCGGCCGTCTATATTCAAAACGATGTAGCCGTGATTTTGCCGCGTACCGGCAACGGTCAGCGCTTTATGACGACCGTGGCGCCCTACCGCTTTGCGGCGGATAAACAAGCCTGTATCCGCTTCATAGACAAATAACTCTTTAAGCTTCTCTTGCGTAACCACAAGTCACCCTTTCCCGTAACGAGCCATAACGGACGCTTCAGCGCCCAAGGGTAACGTAGCACACCAATCAGGCGGCGTACACATAATATCGACTAATATGTCTTTAGAACGTTCGGCGTCTGCTTTGTCGCACTCCAGCAAGACCTCATCATGGCAATGCAATACGACTGCAAAGCCTTCCGCATCCAAGCGCCGCAGCGCATGGCGCAGGATGTCAGCCGCCACGGCCTGCGTGATGTTCTCGCACGCAAGGCCCTTCCATAACCGCGCGCGCGGCCACTGCTTGGCGTCCGCTGCCGGCTTCCACGATGCTTTCGCGTAGGTCACGCCATCCTCTTCGATAAGAGCGTAAGGGTAACAGAGAACGCGGCCACTCGGCAACGAGTACCAAAGATGAACACCGTCGAAATAATACTTGACACGTCCAGCGGGCATGATCGTCTTTGGATTGCGAATGGCGCGCGTATAAGCAACCTCTAATTCAGACCAATAAGGCACTGACCACGGGTTGGCACGACGCCATGCGTCCACCATCTTGCGGCTTTCGCTCTCAGGCATGATGATGCCATAGACGCGACCCATGGCACTGAAGGCACCGACGCCGCCGGCAAAGCCGCAGGCCAATTCCTGCACCTTGCCGACCTGGCGTTGGTCCTTCGTCACCTCGTCCACGCTGCACCGGAACGTTGCGGCTGCGTTGACCTTGTAGACGTCCTTACCCTTGCGGAACAGGTCGAGCTTCTCATCGCCGTCAGGGCCTGAGCACCATGGCGTGACGCGAGCCTCGATGGATGACCAGTCGGCCACGACGAAGGACTTGCCCTTGTCGGGGACCAGCGACGGGCGCAACATGGACTTCAGCACATCCGTCACGCGCTTGCCGAACTGCGGCACGATGGAGTGCCGGCGCACCATGGCCTGCCGGACTAGTTCAGGCTCGTCGGCGCACTTCCGTGGAAAGTTGTGGACCTGGAGGCCATAGCTCGATGCTCGTCCAGTAGCCGAGCCGCCAGCGAATACAAACGCACCCCGGACGCGACAGTCTTGATCATCGCTAAGCGCTTCGGCTCGGCTAAACTTCGCCACGGACGATGCCCACACATCGTCCGCGCACTGCACCACCTCACGGACTTCCGGGGGTACTTCATCAGGGTTTTCCATTGCCAGCAGGTTTGCACGCACGGCCTTGTCGATGCTGACTTTCGCCTCGCCGTCCTTGTGGATTGTCATGATCTTGCGGGCTTCCGGCCCGACACGCTCCCAGACCCACTCCCTCATGCGAGGGCTGCGGATGCTGCTGAGGCCAGTGATCTCCTGAAACGTGGCCTCGATCTCTTCCAGTTCCGCCGCCGCGTAGGTGATAGCAGATTGTGCTAGCGGCACGTCCAGCTTGACGCCACGGTCGTTGATGCGCTCGTTGACGTGATAGTCGGCCAGTTCCTCGTCCGTCAGGTCGCGCATGGACTGAGAGATAGCCCGCATGGCCTTGACGTCCTGCTCGCAGTACCGGATCATCTCGGCCATCAGGTCGGCGTCCTCACGGAACTGCCCATTGGCCTGCGGGATCGACAGCGCACGGATCAGCGCCGCGCCGCGATGGTCCTTCTTCATGCTGGCGCCAGCGAAACGGCCGACGTCTTCAAGGCTGCCCGGCGCGCAGTTGGCGCGGGCTTGTGTTGCAGTGCAGTAGAACTGCTCCAGCGCGGGCTCCGGCACACCGAAGTCGGGGCAGATGACGCACCAGAAAAATAGTCTCTCAAAGGCCGCGTTGTGCGCCCTGATCTGCCCGCGATGCAGTGCCACCCGCGTCGGAAACGGCTGGTCTGGCGTCCATGTGGTGACGTCCTCATCGTCGAAGGCGTAGGACATGCACAGCAGTTCGGTGCTGGGGTCTTGCGCATAATTATACACACCGCGGCTCGGCAAATCGCAGCGGCTGCGGCTTTCTAGGTCAACCCAAAGGATGCTCATGGTGGTCGGGGGGCAGGCTGACGCCCACCCCCCTGGCCCGCTTACGCGCTACGACGGCGGCGAACAGGGGCAGCGTCCGCTGCCGGATCACTCGCGGGCGTCTCGTCAGCCTGCCCGTCCAGACCGATCCACGACACGATCTCAAAGATCGGCGTGTAGATGCGGCCGTAGGACTTGTGGGTATAGTGCTCCTTCTTGAGGCGCACCACAGCCACAGGCTTCGTCTGGTCCTTCTCGACCTGCGCGGCGATGTCAAGGGCCAGCTTCTGGACGGCACGCTTGCCGCCCACGGAGGTCACGTTGTACGTCACCTCCAGCCCCTTGTCGTCGCCGCCCATGCACTTCAGGCTCATGCCCACCTGCAACTCCCAGCCACGCTTGGCACCGGGTGGCGGCACGTCCATCTCCGGCAGCGGCTCAGCCACCGGCACCATCTTCTCGCCAAGCACGTCACCTTCGCCCCAAGCGATGTAGCCGTGGACGAACGAGAACGGATTGACTGCCCAAGTGCTGTCGTCCTCGACCTCAGTCTGGTCAGCGCCGAACACCCAATGCCCGGTCTTGTCCATCTTGAGGATCGCCATGCCAGTGCCGCCGACCTCGCTCTCAAGAGAGCGCAGCGCGAAGGACAGGTTCTGGACGGAGGGGAGCTTGGCGTTACCAAAGTTTACGATGTCGTTCATTGTCTTCTCCTGTTTAGACTAGTTTACCAAGAGCGGCCACAAGACGTGCGCCGATCTGTAACGCTGCTGGGCGCGGGTCGTCCGCGTTTGCCAGAGTGTTACCCGTTGAGACGGAACTGATCAGACCTTCTGGCATGTCGATCTTGTGCTTCTTCAGCACCTTCTCAACTTGCGCCGGAGATTTCAGTTCCGTCAATTCTGTCGCATTTAGCCCTGCTTCGGTGAGCGCTGTCAAGGCCGCTGCCTCGTCAACCCACTGCCGTGTCGCCCGCTTGGCGACCAGCTTGTAGCCCGGCACGTCCACGCCGTTCTCCAGCAGCGTCTGCGCCATCTCGCGGGCGTCCTTGATCCAGCCCTCAAGGGTCTCGATCTTGTCGAGCGCGGCGGCCAGATCATCGACGTTCACCGTCTTGAGCGCAGCCCGGTCGGCACGCTCGACGGCGCCCGTCACCAGCGGACATACCGACTTGGCGGCGCACCAGCGGCAGTGGTCGCCGGTCTTCAAGGGCGCGTCCGGCTGTTCGGCAGCCCGCACGGCGAGGATCAATTCGGCCTCGAAGCGCTTGACGCGAGCGATGTCGGTCGTCCACTTCTTCACATACGGCGGCTGAACAATGTAGACGTCAATCGCCTCAGTGTCCCTGAACGCCCAAGCCGTTGCCGTCGTGTGCAGGGCGGCCGCGATGTAGAAGAGCGCCTGTGGGTTTTCTTCCGCTTCGACGGCGACGCCGTCTCCGAACTTCCAGTCCACCAGTATGCCACGGTCGCCAATACGGCCAACAAGATCAGCGGACCCGAAAACGCCAGGAAGAACGTGACCAAACCCAACAACTTTTTCGACAGCGTATTCCATCAGCTTGTCGGGATCAATCTCGTCAAGCGCCGCCAAAGCGGGCAGCAGCTTGCGCTCCAGCCGGTCCTCGGTCAGTTCGACGCCGTTGTAGAAGGTGCCGAGGAAATCCTCCGGCGGCTTGCCCGTCTCCAGCACCGCAGCGATGACGTGGTGCAGCAGCGTGCCTTCGTCGGCGTACTTGCTGGACGGCTTGGGCGGCATCTTCTGGACCAGCGCCACGCTGCCGGGGCAGTTTATAACCCTGCGAGCAGTAGACCCACCAACAATGTTAGAATGCGCAGCCATAGCGTTTTGCCCCTTTAAATTTCACAAGCAACATGAAGCCGCCGTTTAGCTATTAGATACGCGCCGTGCGCTGCCATCGGGCTATCATACGTGCCCAAACGGTGCACAACACCATCTACCTGTATGCGAGCACGCCAACGCGGGCCGTGCCGACTTACGCCTAACAGCCCGTTTGAATTATTCGCTGATGCCGACCGTCTGTTTTGCGTGTTAAGCGCGCGGCTTACATCACGCAAGTTTGACCATCTGTTATCATCGCGGCAACCATTAACGTGATCTATTTCACCTTTTGGCCATTTGCCGTTTACGTACAGCCAAGCTAAACGGTGGCTGACATACTTCCGACCGTCTACCGATATTTCGTAATATCCGCGCGTATTTAACGTGCCTGCGGAGGCTCCCGGTTTGCCGCGCGGACCGGTGCGGACTTTCCACGTAAAATTGCCCGTTATCAAGTCGTATTCTAAAACGTCACGAAGACGTTCTGCGGTGATATTTGAGTGTGCTGCCATGTCGTCTCCTGTGATTTGCCCGGACACTACAGAATGTTTGTTGACCTGTCAATGATTGTTTGGTAGGTGATGCACATGAGCCGCGAAAGTCATATCGAGCAGTATTTCGTCTGGACGGTCGAGCGCATGGGCGGAACGGCCTACAAGTTCAGTTCGCGCAACCACCGCGGCGTCAGCGACCGCATCGCGTGTCTGCCTGACGGATCAGTCTGGTTCGTGGAACTGAAAGCCCCGACCGGACGGCTGTCGCCGTTGCAGAAGCTGTTCGCGGCCCGCATGAAGGAACTGAGACAAAACTACACGACACTATGGACAAAAACGGAGATAGATGAATGGGCCTCACGCTTAGGCCATACCAGAACGACGCCGTGACGTTCCTGTACGAGCGCGACCGCGCCATGATCCTCGCCCCGGTCGGTGCCGGCAAGACCGCCATCACGCTGACGGCCATGGCCGAGATGAAGCGGGACGACCACGCCAAGCGCTGGCTGGTCGTCGCTCCAAAGCGGGTCTGTACGGACGTCTGGCCGGTCGAGATCAAGAAGTGGGCGCCCAGCCTGACGATGTCGGTCGCCATCGGCACGCCAGCCCAACGCCGCGCGGCCTTCGAGGCCGCCACGGACATCGTCGTGTTCAACTACGACAACCTTGACAAGCTGCCTGACGTCCAGTTCGACGGGATCGTGTTCGACGAACTGACCCGGCTCAAGAACCCGTCCGGCAAGCGGTTCAAGGCGCTCCTCAAGGTGCTCGACCGCTTCCCGGTGCGCTGGGGCCTGACCGGCTCGTTCACATCGAACGGCCTTGAGGACGTGTTCGGCCAGTGCAAGGTGGTGGACGAGGCGCTGCTGGGCCGCACCAAGGGGGCCTTCATGCAGCAGTACTTCGTCTGCATCAACCGCGACTTTGGCGAGTGGATGCCGCGTAAGGGCGCGCTGGAGCAGGTCATGACCCGCATCCGCCCTGCCACCTACGTCCTTGAGCCTGGCGTCTACAAGGACAAGCTGCCGCCCTGCCATGTGGTCGAGATGCGCTGCGACATGCCCGACCGTGAGCCATACGACAAGATGAAGCGCGAGTTCATGTGGCAGGACATCACCGCGCTGTCGGCCGCGGCCGTCACGACCAAGCTCCAGCAAATGGCGGGCGGCTGGGTCTACGACAGCCAGACCATCGCGTCTGACAGCCCCGGTCAGTTCAAGACGGTCAAGGCCCCGCACTGGTTCTCGACGCATCGCTTCGACTTGCTTGACGAGGTGCTGGAAGGCAACCAGCGGGCCAACACCCTGATCGTCTACAACTTCGTCGAGGAGTTGGCAGAACTGAAGCGTCGCTATCCCGGCACGCTGTGGACGCTGGACGACGGCCCGGACGTGATCGAGCGCTGGAACAAGGGCAAGATACCGTTGTTGGCAGTGCACCCTAAGTCGGCAGGGCACGGCCTGAACCTCCAGCACGGCGGCTGCCGCATGGTGTTCCTGTCGCTGCCGTGGTCGCTGGAACTCTACGAGCAGGTCGTTGGCCGTCTGCACCGCAGCGGACAAGAGCGCGACGTGTGGGTCTACGTCCTGCTGACCAACAAGACCATCGACGAGCGCATTTGGGCCGCGCTTGCCGACAAGCGGGCAATCTCTGACGTGGCCCTTGAGGAGCTAAAAGGATGAAGAGTGCATGGCACGACCTGAACGTGCTGCTGTCCATGCGGACGGAGGACCAGGTGAAGGCGATGCTGGACGACGAGGTGAACGTTTACAAGCGCGCGACCTACGCCGTCCGTATCCATCAGCGGTACACGACGCTGCGGGCGCAACGGGAACGGAAGGAAATACTGGAGAAGATCAATGGTAAATGATGTTATAAACGAACGCGAAAAGACCCACGGCTCTTACGACGATGTCGCCTCAATGGCGCAGGCGCTGAAGGATGATATGCGCGGAGGCAAAAACTGGAAACACTTGGACGACATGCAGCGCGAGACGCTGGAGATGCTGGCCAGCAAGATCGGCCGCATCCTGTCGGGCAACCCGCATGAGGTGGACCACTGGAGGGACATCGCGGGCTACGCTCAGTTGATCGTCAACGCTTACAGCGTTTACGAATGTGATCCCATTCGCCGCCCCGACGATGGCAGTCTTGCATCGCCTTCTCCTGCTCCGGCGTCATACGCCGCGACAGGTAGGGCCACGTTGCCTTGAACATGACGACGCCCAGCCCGAACCAGAAGGTCGGGCGCTGGGCAACAAGAAACGCGCCGCCGCCAAGCCCTAACAACAGGACAAGGACGACGGCGATTTCAAGCCAACTCACGCAGCCGCCTTCTTGGCCCAGATTGACCAACCTGCGGCGAAGATCACGCCGGCAGCGCCGATGAGATCGTTGACCATGCTCTGGTCCAGCACGCCAGAACCGACGAAGTAGCCGCCTGCGGCCGCCAGAATAGCGCGGGCAACGCCCCAAATCATATCTTTGTTCATGTTCATACCTCCTACTTGGTTAAAAACAGCTTTTTTTCTTCTTCGCGTCGGCGGGTCAAACCCGCCAACACCTTACCGCCCGCCTTGTTCCACAGTAGAAACGCTTCGGCCGCCGCCTTGGGGTTGCCTTCGTTTAGGCGGCGCACGACTGACGAACTGGCGAAGTTGCCGGGGCCGATGTTGTAGCAAAGGCTAACCATCGCAGCGAACTGGTTGGAGGTTGGAACTACGGATAACGCCTTGGTGACAGCCGTCTCGTACTTGACCAGATCACGGGCGAGGATCGCCTCGGCTTCGTTCGCCGTTATCTTCATGCCTGGCACGACCTTCGGTTCGCCGGCCGCCGAGGTGTGGCCATACCCGATGGTGTCAACGTCCGCGCTGCACTTGTACGTTTCCAGCCGCAAGCCTTCGAAGCTCTTGATGAGATCAAGCCCTGCCTTGTTGATTTTCATTTGCGCAGCGCCTCCTCGATGCTGTCGAGCTTCGCCATGATGGCGCGGCTGGTTTCACGGATTTCCTTGATCTCGCGGTCGTGGGCCTGTCGAGCGGCCGTTGTCTCCGCCTGAAGGACAGCGATAGCAGTGCTGTGGCCCTGCTGTTTCTGATAAATGACCCACACGAACGCCGCTACAGGGGCAACAACCCACTGCATGATTGCACTCAGCACCTTCATCGCTTGATCATCAAACACGGCACGTCACCTTGCTGGATATTCGTATGTACGACCATATGCGTCGGTCAGGAACGCATTATTCGCTGCTTCAGAGCCAAGCACAACAGGCGGAATGTACGCCGCACCGCGACCAGCCGCCCGCATGGCGTTGCCAGTTATGGTGGGCGGCGGCCGCCCTGCAAGGACATTTTCAGCCACATCGCTTGCGCGGCGCATGGCCATGCGGTTAGCCGCGGCTTTCGCCGCCGCCGAACCGGCACCAATTACGCCGAGCGCGCTTAAATACGCAGGGTCTGTAGATGCGGCATAGGTTGCAGGAATGGCGTAGCCGAGAATTTTTTCTAGGTTGACACCAGGCGCAATTGTACCGAATTTTTTAAGCGCATTTTCGGTCAACGTACCGCTTTGCAAACTCTTCAGCACTTCACGTTCGTCTGACGTAAATTTTTTCATCAGCCGAGCGTCGTTTACAATAGGCTCAAGTCGGTCCTGCAAAACTTGGATTTGCGGGCGCGCGCCGCCGCCTGTTTCAGCTTTAGCCAAAACCTGTTCTAGAATTTCACCTTTACGCGCGTTTTTGTACTGTTGACGCGCTTGCTTGACGAGCGTTACTGCGCGCTGCGGATCGCCGGATGATACTTGTGCAGCATCAAGATTGTCAAAGAAATCGTCTAGCTTGTCCTGCACAATGCCAGCCAATCGGTTAGCAGACGCGCCAACCGGCGTCACTTTACCAGTTTCTGCGCTGCGGCCCACCATGCCAAGATCGCTGCGGATTTTTTCCAGTTCTTCAAAGGACAAGTCAGAGTGCGGGCGGTTGCGCAAGTCGCGGATGACGCGCAGAACAGGAGCGCGGTCTTTGGCCGTGATGGCGGCGCCCTGCCGTTCAAGCGTAGCCTGAAGATCGTCCGCCAACTTATCCGCCACATTTGGCAGCACATAAACGCCTTGCTGTTCAGCCTGCTTATAAAAAGACCGAGCGCGGTCACGAATGTCTTCGCCAGTCAGTAACGGACGCGGGGTGCGACCACCTGCCAACGTACCGCCCACACCGCCAGCAAGCGAAACCAAAAACAACTTCATGGGGTCTGTCTCGCCGCCTTCAATAGCAGCTTGCGTAAGTCCGCCCGCGCCTGCGCCACCGACCGCCTGCGCCCGCGCGCCGCGGCCGAGTTCAGAAACTACGCCCCGCGCAGTAGTGCCAGCCCGTAGCGTCGGCGCAAGTGTGCTAAGCGCTTTTGCTGTGCCGCCCGCACCGCCTGCTGCTTCCAGACCTGCGCTAAAAATACGCTGGGGTGTTGTTTGCGGTTCGCGTGTGCCAGGGCCGCCTGCCGCTTCGTATGCTTGGCGAATTGCTTCAGACGGTATCGTCGCACGAGGCATACCAAACGGCGTAGCGGCCAGATTGTAGATGCCCGCGCCAATGTCACCTGCGCCTAATGCCAGCATACCAGCCGCAGCGCCAGGCACTGCGCCAATACCAGCCAAAGGCGCGCCTGCTGCCGCGCCGCCCGCAGCGGCTATGCCATAAGGCAGCATTGCGCGTGTAGCGACGCCCATCCACTGCTGAAGACTGTTGTCCGCTTCGGCAGCCTGCGGATTTTCGGCTAGTACGGCCGCCAGCGCATCATCTTCAGTCGCATCATCAGGCAGTCCATCGACAGTATACGACGACCCGTCAGGAAGCGTGACAGTGAAAGAAGCCATCAGAGTTAATTCCTCTTTACGGTTACGCCCGGCGGCAGCGGCGTTTTGACGGTTTCGCGCTCCATTTGCTGGCGGCGTTCGCGCGTCTGCGTAGCGATGTCAGACGACGGCGCTTCGCCGCGATAGCTGTATGTGTCGTCAAACGCTGCGCGCACATTCTCTTGCGCGACTTGCAAATCAATAAGATATTGACGGAGAACCTCGCGCAAATCGTCGGCATCCTGAACCTGCGAGAACGCAGCGACGCTCTGCTCAAGTTTTGCGCCTTCCTGATTAGACACGTTACCCAACGCGCCGCCAGTAGGTGAAGCATCGCGCATTGCCTGCAAGGCAGAAAAACCGGCGCCCGCACGGATTTTATCGTAAAGAGCTTGGGCGCGGCGGGCTTCTGGGCTGATGTTTGGTGTGTAAGCTCCGTACACGCCAGTAATAGCGTCCAAACCTGCCTTATCGTTTATGAGTTTCCGTACATCCGTAATGTCCTTATCAAGTTCCGTAACAGAACTCTGAAGATTGCGAATTGCCTGCGGATACGCCTGATCAAGTTTCAGTTTGACTTTGGGGTCCATAGGCGGTGCAGCGGCTTCTTCGGGCGGCTGCTGTGTGCTGATCGGCGCCTGCTTGGCTGCCTGCACCTGCGCCTCGCGCAACTGCAATTCGCGCATCTTCAGCGCCTGCGCCGCAGCAGCCGTATCAGCCTGAAGGCGCATGTTGGCGGTCGGCTCAAGCTGGGCTAAAAGTGCCTGCCCGACTTCGTCCTGCACCAACGCTGCCCGCATGATATTCTTGCGCTGGTTGAGGTCGCCAATGCTGCGAAGCTGGTCAAGCTGCGACTGCACCGCGCCGCGGTACTGTTCCGGCACCATGCCGAGCGCTGCGCTCAAGCCTTCGTCGCTGGGGTCCGAGAACGCCGCCGCAATGGCGGGCGACAACGCCGCCGTAAGTTCCTCGGCTTGGCGTGCTTGCGCTGCCTGAGCATCCGCCGCGCGCTGCCGTTCAATATCAACGATGTTGGCCATGCCTTGCGCCCGCGTCTGCATCATGGCATTGACGTCCGGCAGATCGGGAGCATTAAAAGACATCGGGATGGCAGCGTTAAGCGGCATGGCGCACCTTAATAGATGGACGTGGCGGGGGTGATGGACTGCAAGTAGTTCATGTACGGCTGATTGGCGTAGTAGCTCCCGACGCCTTGCGCCACCTGACCAATGCCGCCAGCCAGCGCGTTGACCGCGCCCATGGTACCCGCCGCCTGAACGTTGCCGCGCTGCGCCGCGATGTCTGCCAGCGCCGCGCCAGTGGTGCCGACGTTCGCGGCCTGACCCGCGGCAGCCGCTTGACCCATGCCCGTCAAATAGCGGTAGGGGTCCATGCGGGCCTCGCGCTGAGTAAGATACCTGCTGAAGGCGTTCTCGTACTCGGAACTGGCGAGGTTCTGGCCGTACTGCTGGATGCCCTTCAGCGTGCCGCCGGACTGAAGCAGACCGCGAGCAGCCGCCGACCGCTCCAGCGCCTTCATGCCTTCGGACATGCGGAACTGGTAGCCGGGGTCAGCCTGAAACTGAGCCATGCCGAAGTCCTGATAGGGCGCCAGCTTCTGGTACTCGGCCAGCGCGTTCTTGCCCGCCTCAACATAAGGCTTGGCCAGTTCGATCTGTTGGGCAAGTGCTTGCTGCTGGGCTTGGGCGGCCTTTTTGGCGGCGTCTTTCTGAGCGTCCGCCGCTTTCTTGGACCCATACGCGCTTGCCGCTGCGGAAGCAACGCCCACAGCAGCGACGGCGGCTATGATTGGTGCAGGCATCAGGAAAACTCCTTCAAGTATTCGTGCAGTGTCTCACCATAAAGATGCATCACCTTCATGGCGTTCTTCATAGCACCTGCGTGTCCTTTCGTCAAAAGGACAACCAGCAGGACGAGGTCATAATAGCCAGCCCGCCACATGAACGACCGGGCGTCGGCCTTGTCCTCCCGCTCGGCGTCATCCGACGCCTGCCACTTGAGGACCAACAGGGCCAACCCGGTCTGCAGCGCGGGCGCGTTGGCGAGGTAGAAAGGGTTGGCGGGCATGGTGACGAGGGACGCCCAGATGGCGCTGTCCAGCCTCGGACGGTCGATGTCGTCGCCGTCCGCCACGTCGTCCAGCGCCTGGATCATCTGCCAGACGTCCAGCAGCCAAGCAATCGCTTCCGGCGGCAGGTCCAACTCTTGAAAGTGTACAACGAGGGATTGCGCCGCCTCGTCCATTACGTCACCTCGCGGCCAGACACGCGGATGTTGATGGCCGATGCCGTTCCAGCAAGGGTTGAAATAATGCCGCCAATCGCCAGCACCTGTCCGACCAACTCGGGGAACGTGTATGTTTCGCTGGCCTGTAACGTCTTGGTCTTAACGATCAAGTTGTCGTTGCCCGCAGTGCCGCTGGGGTTAAGCAGGTTGACGCTGATCGTCGCTGCCGCAGCCGAGTAGTTGGTGGCGGTAAACTTGTCGATGATCGCCGTCACGCCAGACGCTGTGTACTGGGTGGTCTGAGCGTTTTCGGCGGTCTTGGCGGGGACGAGAACCTTAACAGTTACAGTCATGTCAAACTCCTTGAATGGATGGCACGGACGCCAAACTTACGGTCACAATAACAGATGGCGTGGCCGGACGCACGGGGCCAGTTCGCGCTGCGATGTATTGGATTGTAGTTGCCGTATTAGTCGTGGCCCACATTAACTCAACATATTCGTTTGCAGCCAAGTCAATAAACAGGTTGAGCGCCGCGATCAAATGTCCATCAACGCCGCCGTGGCGGCTTGGCACCGAAAACTGGCTGTTGCTGTCCGCAACGCTAGAGCCATTTTTGCGCATCCAGACATCCGTGTCATGTATCTGCGCGTCTGTATTTACAAACTGAATACTGAACTGTACGTTGTAAACACCAGCTTTATCAGCGACGATTTTTGATTTGCAGGTGCCTGTTATAGTGGTCGAGGCAACCGTTTGTGACGCGCTGACAACGTAGGTTCCGGTACTGCCGTCCGTGCCCGTGGTCTGCGACACGACGTAAGTACCGGCCGTAACGCCAGTTCCAGTCAAAACCATACCTGGATAGATCGGCCCTGACGTGATGGCTGTGACCGTCATAGTCGTGCTGGCCGGGCCAATAGAGGCCGTAAACACCGCCGCGCGGTCTTCTATCCTCACGCCGCTGCTGAACTGCGTGGTATCATACACGACCGGGAATGCCGTCGTACTTGATCCGTCTGGCTGGTTGGCGGTGCTGTAGAAAGACCCGTAGATGGGTGCCGGAACATGCGGCGTCACAGGCGGTTGGAGCGCCAGCGCCTGAATAGCCGCCTCAAGATTGGTAGGATCAAACGCAACTTGTTGCGATGCAGCAAGTGCCTGAATTGCTGTCTCAAGCGGGGCTAGATCAGACGCCGCGGCGGCTGAGGACAGCAGTGCATCCGAGAGAATAGCGTTGGCGTCAATCGTTTCTGCCGGCGGGCCCTTTTGAATGTCCTCTAGCGAGTTGGTGCTTTGGCCTGTCTGGTTGAACAAACTCAATAGAAACAGATACCACTCACGCGCAATCAATCCTGTCCGCGGATCGGTCAGCGGGACGCGCGGCGGCGTAATGTTGGTGATGTTAGGCACTGGTGCCGCTCGCCTGTAGTTCAGCACCCATGATAGCGATCTTGATCGGATCGGTGCCCGATATTTCGTAAACGCGGTCTCGGATTTTAAGCGTCATGCCGAGGCGACGCCAGATGGTGCGGTAGCCAAACTCGCCGATCTTGCCCATCGATTTCCAATGTTCATTTGACCATGTGTGGCCGCCGTCGTCCGACCACCGCAGCATGACCTGCGGGTCGTAACCAGGCGCCGCAGGATAGCTGGACGTTCCCAGATATACGGGGTCTACATAGTAATCGGGCGCATTGGGCGCAGTTGCGATGTATTCATACCCGTCGTTGGCTTCAGTCGTAAGTTCGCTGCCGCTCTCAGTTGTCAGATCGCTTTGCGCGTATTCGACAAGGAGAATTGCGCCGTCTTCGGCGGTCAAATCTTCCCCTTCATACGCGGGGTACAGGTTAAGCCCGACACCAGTTTCGCAATCAAGCTGAAGCGAATGCTGCGCCGTGCGCCGCAATGTGTTCTCGGTGGTTGGAAGCGCACGCCACGACCGCAGCCAACGTTGCGGCGCACCATTGTCGGAATATACGTCGAGGTCGTAAGCGTAAACATTGCCGTTTTCATAATCGCCGACTAAGTTTTCACTGTTGTAGAAAACCTGCGTTTGCCCGCGCTGCAACGCCCACTGTTCGTTTTCCCATGCCAGACGTTCGTGCCACGCGCCCGTTATGGCGTCATAAACCCAAGTAGCCCCGGCAGAAGGAAAAGTTAAGACGTAGAACGAATGGCCGTCTTGCTGGTAAGTATACGCAACGGCGCCAGAAATATTGCCGTACTGCTGAATTTGCCATTCAACCGCGTGCGTCGATATACGCTGGCCTTGATAGCCGTTGGCAACGTAAACGATGCCCTGCCCACGAAAGTCCTTGCCAAGCCAATAGACCTGATTGTTCATCTTGGCAACGGTATACCGTGCGGCGCAACCCAACTCGTTGAATGCGCCTTGAATGCGAACAAGCGGAAAATCAGATAGGCCCGCGTTGTACCAAACTTCAGTCGAATTGTTGCCAAACACCCAAACTTCGCGGTGATCGACGATCATGCTGACGATATTGTCGGGGTCGCCTTCTGCGCTGGCAAAGTCCAGCGGGTCAATGCTGGTTCCATCCAGCAATGCAGTCACCCAAAGACGCTGGCTATTGGGCTGGATGAAGACGAAGTAGCCGTCGAGATAATCCACGACCGAGGCGCCGGGGAAGTCCGGGTCGGTGATCTGCGCAAAGACATCGGTTGAGGTGTTGTAAATGTATCCGGCAGGATCGGCGGCGATCATGATCTGTGTGCCGTTATCGGCCATGCTGACAGGCCCGGTGCCAGACACCGCACCAAGTGCTACGGCCGAAAATGAACTGTTTACGCGGTAAAACGTGTTGCCAGATACAACGTAGCTGAAAGCGCCGTGTTCCCAAAGCCCGCGGATAGGCCCGGTGCCGACCGTTGCCCGCAAAGACAGGCCGGGGCAGCGTTGCAGGAAGGCGGGCTGTTTGCCGCCTTCCGGTACAACTTCAGGAAACAGGTTCACCATACGGCTATCCGCAGCGTTTACGCTGCGCGCTACATAAGATGAACCTAGGATAGGTGTCTGCATCGGTTAAGCCAGCACCGCGCCGCGGAGCGAGATAGCCCACCAGTCCGAACCAAGGAACTGGAGCACGCAAGCATCGCCCACTGCGTTGAAAGTGATGGTCGTCCCGGCGCCGAGGTTAGTCGGCGTAAGAATGCCTGTATCACCGCCAGCGGCTTCAGCCACATAGACAATAGTTTTAAGCTGACCTTCAACACCATCAGCCAGCGTCAGTGCGTTACCAGTGGCCGTAGACGTGAACTTGGTGACTGGCTGCGTGATGTTGACAGCGCCCGCACCGGACAGCGCCTGCACACCCTGAATAAAAGCACCGCTGAAGGTCTGATTACCCGTAAACGTCTGCGCTGCGTCCGTCCGCGCGATTGAGGCGCTGGTAGACGGGAACGTCATCGTTGTGGCGTCAGTGCCTGCCAACGTAAGTGAATTGCTGATCGTTAGCGTTTTGGTATTGGCAATCGTCAGCGTGGCGCTAGTAGCTGGCTGAGTAATAGCTACTTTATTGATGGATGTTGCGGTGGCAACGCCAAGTGTAGGTGTAATACAAGTCGGCGACGTAAGAACTGGGCTAGTATCTAATACGACACTACCAGAACCTGTGGACGTCGTGACGCCTGTACCGCCACGCGCTACTGACAGCGTGCCAGTCGTGCCAGCAACGATTGGAAGGCCAGTTGCGCTGGCCAGCGAAGTGGTGCTGAACAGCAACGCATTGGTAAGTTTCTTAGTGATGCCACCCTGTACAATAGGGATTTCATCCGCTGTGGTAGCGGTTGTGGCGGCAGGGAGTTGAGAGATTGCGACAGTGGACATGATATATCCTTAATAGTTCCCAGCAAAAATATTGAACCGCTGACGAGTGCCGACGATGCTGTAAGGCAGTGCCATAATGTCATCGGGATTGTTGATGCGCTTCAGATTGCGCTTAGACGTCATGGCGATGCGGGACACCTGCCGCGACGGCTCAACGCCAAATTCCGGCGCAAATTCGCAGGCCAAGTTATAGCGGAACGCGCGGAGATAGCCAGGCGGAAACGCCAGCGTGGTAGCAAGATTGGCGGGCTGGTTCAGTTCCTGCACCGACACGATGTGGAACTCCAGCACCTTGGTCGGCACCGGGTAAACGTACATCTCAATGTCCGGGTACGTCATGTTGACCCACAACACCTGCGGATAGGTCGAGGTGACGGTTTTGACCGCGATGCCGTTGTACTGCTGCTGGTTGATTAGTTTGAGGCCGTAGGAGATGCCGCTGGCCGGGTCGCGGAAGTATGTGCTGTCGTCAACCATAACCGGGCGGCTGCCAACAATATTGCCGGTCGGGCCAAAAGTCTGGAAACGAGCGCCGGGAGGCCACGTTTCAATTTGGTCGATGGTCGAGAAAACAGAGAGACGCTCGGTATTCCAGCTTTCAATCATCTGGTTCATGGCTAACAGCGCGTCCTGCGCGGTTTCGGATGACGGCGTTTCGCCTTCGGCCAGCACGCCAATCAGTCGCAGGGAGCCGTTGATGATGTCGCCAGCCGTCGCCATGCTATTCGTCCTTCGTCACGCGCGGGCGACCGCGACGACGCGGAGCCTCAATCATCATATTAGCCTCATCGGCCAGTTCTGGCAAGTCAGCAACGGGGGATTCGACGGCCTCTTCAATCGTGTCTTCCGGGTCAAACCGCACCCAGCCGTGGCTCTCGTCATACTGCGCTTCCATTTCCATGGTGGCAATCTTGACGCCATGCTTGGGGTGCATAAGATAGATTTCAGCCATTTTACATCCTTATAGAAAACAGGCGGCCCGGAGACCGCCTGTCTGGTTAAGACGCAACCAGCGGAATGGAGAACCAATCCGTGGTGTCATACGCAACAAAAAAACAGGCCGTCTTGGCAGCCATTGAAAACGCGGTGGAGCCGGCAACGCTGTTGATCTTAGCGCTGCCAGGAGCGTAGACCTTCAAAATTGCGTTGGCCGTGTCGTCGTTCTTAATGGCAATTACGCGACCAGCCGTAGGGGCAGGAAGAACAACGCCCTTGGTAGCATCGGCTGCGGTAACCCAGCTAAACGAAGCCGTCAGAGCCGTCGCGTCGGCGCGGGTAGACCCGGCCGCCGCAGGCTTGGCGACGTCAAGATTGAGCGAGGATACGACCGCGCCAGCAAAGGTGCCGCCAGAAATAACGGCATCGGTGATCGTGGTGCCCGAAACCAGTTCGGGGTCGGCGTAAGCAACGCCCACAGGCTTTGTATTCGGCATGGTATTCTCCTTGAGGGTTTAGGCCCCTGCCGAAGCAGGGGCCATGTTGCTTACGAAATGGCGTAAAGCGCCCAAGAGCTATCACCCAACCTGCGCGCACGGAACGAACGAACCGTGCCAGCCGTGGCCGCGATGGTCATCAGACCCTGCGAGCCGCCCGAGCCAATCGACCAGCCCGTGTTGGTCGTCATGGTGATGACGCCAGCCGTGGTGGTGTTGATGACGCGGAAGTCGAAGGTCGTGCCAACCTTGGAGTTGGACAGCAGCGCATCAAGGTCCGAAGCCAGCGGAAGCGTGTAAGCCGCCGTGGTCGTCGGGGTGCCAATGATGATGCCGTTGGTGATCTGCGCCGGGGTGAGCGTTGCGCTGTCCGTGGCAGTTGCGGGGGCCGCAGCAACGGAAATCTTAACTTCGTTAAGATTGCCGTCGTTAAACTGATAACCGCCGCCTACAGAAGGAAGTGCCATGTGCGTGTTCTCCTAATTTGTACCTGTTAGCCCCAAAGACGGCAAGCCATCGGGGCACGAATGACCGAGTAGCCATACAGCACGTCGATACGGCAGGGCATACGGTCGTTGTTGATGTCGTACTGGCGCACAACACGCATAGAAATGCCGTTGTGAACCTGGCGAGAAGCCATATCGACACCGTTCGGGAGCAACAGGTCCGCGGTAGCGAACGAGATGGCGTCCTTGTGGTAGATCAGGTTCTGCGGGTAGGCCGTAGAGGCCGAGCCAAGGAACGTGATGGCAGCAGATGCCTGCGGGAAGCTATCGACGGTGGCGAGAGCGTTCGACGAGGTGTAGATCGCCGGGCTGATCTTCACAGCGGTGTAAGCGCCCGCCGCAGCCGTAGCGGCTTCGGTGACGACGAACTGCTGGAGCGAACCAGTGGACTGACGGGTCTGCGGGTTGACCGCGTACACGTTAGCGATGGTAAACACGTCGCCAACAGCCAGCGTCTGCGAGCCGGTGCCGGTGATGTTCAGCGTGGACTGACCCTGCGTGGACACGGTGGTCGTGACAGTGTGAGAGCCGGTGCGCGAGCCGGTTGTGTGCTGCTGAATGGACTGAGACATATTGATCTCTTCGTAACCCAGCACACCTTCGCCCATCAGACCGTTCTTGAACTGACGAGAGATGGTATCAACCGGGTTAAAGAGGCCCTTCATGCCTTCGACCAGACCAGCGTTGGCGGCCGGGTTCACGGTCGCATAACGGTTCGGCATCATGGCGGCGAACTCATTCAGCTTCTGTTGGCCCTGAAGCAGGACAAGCGAAGTGGCCGGGGTCGTGCCGGGGGTGCCGACAGAGCTATAGATGCCCTTGTAGGCATTGGCGACGTCAGCGTCGATGGAGGACGCAAGCTGCGAAATACGCGGCTTGAGCACACGATCAGCGAAGTCGTCAAGCTGCATGGTGAGTTCGGCAGACGTGAAGTTCACACCAATGTGCTTCTGGTTGTTAACCGTCAGCGTCGTGAACTGCTCGTTGTCGTCCTGCACCTGAAGGGCAGCGCCGTCCGTGACCAGAGCGCGGTCGGGCAGACGGATGCGGAGGGTCGAACCGATCTTGGCGCCTTCGACAGCAAAGCTGTCGTCGTACTGACGGTTGACGTTGCGGGTGATTACCAGGTTGTTCTCGAGGATTTCGAGAGCCTTCCGGGTGATCATGTCAATGGTAAGAAGTGAATTACCCATTTCTTTGATTTCCTAGGGTTACTTGCGACGTTGTGCCTCGTACTTCTTGATCTGGCGCAGCCGTTCCTGCTCAATCCACTCCGACGTTGACATGTTCTTCACAGATCGCGGGTCGGTCGTATCGTAAGCAGGCGTACCGGAGGCGGTACGGGCCGTCACCGGAGCAATCGGCGCCGGGGCGGTTGAGGTTTTTTTAGCCGGTGGATTGTCGCCAAGTTTGGCTTCAATCTTTCCGATTTCCCGTGCCTGCAAGAGCGGTGATAGGCGCGCAATCCGTTCGGCTTCCTTGGGGTTGGATCCGAGGTAATAGATTACATCGGGACCGTTATCCGAAGCCTGAATGGTCTGCGCCATCGTTTCCGTGACGGGGAGCTTTGGGTTGTAGGCGACCTGTTCAAAGTCGTCGTACTTGTTCCGGGCTTCCTCTTCACGGTCCTGATAAGCTTCAAGCATTGCCGCCTGCTCTGCTTCGGCTTCGCGTTTGGCGAGGAGTTCCTGCGCCTTACGTTCAGCCATCGCGTCGGCATAGGCTTGCGCATCTGCGAAGTTGTCGGGCTTCAGCGGTTCCGGCGGAGGGGCCGAAGGTGGAGCCT